AAGATTCATCACTCTTGGTAAAGCAAGAGGATTAGTATCTAATTCTCCTAACGCTTCTACTAATTCATAGTTTCTTACATTTTTTTCTGAAATAGAATATGCGAATCCTGTTTTAGTTACACCTGTTAATTTTTTCATCCTACTTATCTCCTATCTTTATTTTTTTTTAATATATTCGTAGTGAGTATTTCCATCAGTATCTGGGAATGCATTTAGAGTAGTTTCGAACCCAACCATTTCAGAGTCAGCATATTTAATTTCTCCTACTTCACTAATTTTTCCGTTAGGAATTACAATACGTTTTAAAATATCTCCTTTTAGAACCATCTCAATAACAACTGCATGTTGTGATAATTCCTTAGTATTCGCTTTAATTGTAATACCTGTTTCAACATCTCCGCTTACGTTATCTTTCCCGTAAATTTCTTTTAACACGTCAATATTTAATGATTCAATTAAAGTGTAAGAAAATTTATCTGTTTTTTCAGTCTGTACAGTATCAACGATATCTCCGCCCCACGCTTTTACATTCTCAGTACTAGCCGTGTTTTCGTTAGTTAGCCCATCTTCTGAAATATATCCTAATGCTTTAAAAGCAGCATTTAGTCCTGTAGTTGCATCAGTAGGAAGAGCCGTTCCTAATGGTGCTGAATAAATAGCTCCACCTATTTTCGGTTTCGCTGATGTTACATTGCTTACATTTGCCATTTTTTAATCTCCTTTTTTAATAATAATGAATATCGAATACAGCTTGATATCGGTATTCTTTAGTTTCTAAATCGGTGTAGTTATAATCACTATTTAAACTAACTTTTGAAACTTCAGGTACAATAATCAAGTCATACATTAGATTTTTAATTTTTTCATTTAATTTAGCAGCTTCAAACATAGAAGCTCCATAACTTTGAATAGCTATTGTTGATGAATTTAAAAAGTTTTCTCTGCTTCCGCTTGTTTTTTGAATTACTATGAATTGTTTAGGTAAATTTTTCTGATGTTCAAAAACAATTGGTATATTAAGTGTTTTTGATAGATATTCTTTGACAATAAGTTCAATCATTATCTCATTGCCTTTAATAAAGTGTTATTTTTGTTGTTGTCTCTAATAGCCTTACGTGTTTTTGTTTTAACACTAACATTAGCCCTATTCTTACCTACGAATGAATTAATTTCATAACCATCTCCTGCGGCTTCTTGAATACCTCTAGCCTTATCTCTAAGTACTTCAATCATTTCAGGACTTTTCATTAGTTCTGCCACACCGCTATAGTTTAATTCAAATTTTTTACTCATATCTCTCTACCATAATCTTTCTATTGCAACTTAATGGAATCATTGATTCAATACCTTCTTGCGGAATACCTATAGTTCGCCATTTTCTTCCGAAAAATACAACTTCTCTATTTTCCCAAGTGTTTTTATCACCTTTAGGTATCCCCAGTTGGTATTCAGCCTTTTTACCAGTTAAATTAACTACATTTGTGACATCTTCAGTTTTAACAGGGGCTACTATCACATTTTTTACGACTATTTCTCTATCAACAAAAATAGGATGATTAAATTCATCCACTCCATTTTCTGTTTTATCTATCAAAACTACTTCTATTCCTTTAAGTAATGTCATAGAAATCAATTATTCCGTATCGTTGTTTTTTTAATCCTAAACGTTTCAACTCACTATCTTTTATAAACAGTCCTCCACCAGGCACTAAAAACGAGCCTGAAACAGAGTATCCAAGAGCCGACTCAGAATATTGAGTCATAGGCTCTTGATTAGTAGATGTCATGAGAGTTCTTGCCACAATGTCAACAACGACTGATTTCACAAGATAAGAATAACTCTCATCTTGTTTAACTAATAAATCTAAGTCTTTCTTAACTTTCTTAGCTTCAACCCTTAAAACGTGAGAAACTGTTCTTAAAAGTTCCTCAGAGCGACACAACTCATGAATCTCAACTTTTCTCCATAAAATTTCTAAATCATCAACGCTAGCAAAAGGTTCAAGTGCATTCATATTACACCTCTATTCTTCGTCAGATTCCTCTTCTGACTTAGTTTTTTTAGTAGATTCCTTAACTTCTTTTACAAGCTCCCAATCTCCTGAAAGTTCACTCACTGTTACTATCTCTACTTCAGTTTCTTTATGTTTATAAACGTACATAAGTTACCTCCTACGCTTCTTCTACACGAGCAAATGCTTTTTCGTCAAGAATTCCCCATCCGATATAAGCTTCAGTACGTAATAGAATTTCATTGTATGCTTTTAAGTCACGACCAGCACCATCTGGATCTCCGTATTCAATAATTTCCATAGGAATGTTTTCAGCATATCCCCATTTGAATCTATTTTGGAAGTCCCCAACAATAGCATGATTTTTCTTACCTTTTCCACTTTGTGCAGTTAAAGTTTTGTTAATATCTAACTCCATACCAAAGAAATTGTCTGGACGTTGTCCGAATCTAAATTCTGGGAATTGTACAACGTTATTGACTTTAACTTTAGACATTGCTTGTCCTGCAGCTGGTGACATTGCAATTCCAGTTACTTCATTGTCAGTCGCAACAATAGCTTGAACTGCATCATCGATATTGCTATCAATCGTTGCAGCGTTGTAAGTCACAACATTTCCTGTTACTAATCCGTCAAATGAGTTAGTAGCTTTGAAACTTGCATCAGTTAATCCTTTCGGTTCTAAACCGTGGATAGCTGCGATATCAAATGCTTCAGCTATTTTCTTAGCGAAACCATCTGCGTAATGTTTTAAGAAGTTTAGTTTTTTCTCATCAGAAGCATGCATGAATTCATCTGTAATACGTGCTTGATATACAAATTTTAACGGTGTAATAACTTTAGAAGTAATTACAGCTTTCCCAGCTCCTTTTAATTCTCCTTCTCCTACAATTTGTGCATTACCTTCTAAATTAAAAATAAATTGTTCAGTTCCGTTAAACGGAATAGGTTGTTGATTTGATAATTTAGCAAGAGTTGAGCGTCCTTGCACTTTGTTCATAATTTCTGATACTAATTCTGGGTTAAATAAAGTCCCTTTTTTTGTTGCTGTTGATTCTGTCATTTTTTTATTCTCCTTTTTTTATCTTAAATTTTTAACAACATCACGCCACGCTGAGTCCACTCCTTTTTCTTTAAAAGCAGGTTCTTTATCAGCTAATGGCTGTGTATAATTTTTAACACTTACTAATGATGCAAGACGTTCTGCATCCTCGTTCAAACTTTCTTCAGTATCACCTTGCAGTCTGTCTGCCAAGTCAAAGGGTAGTCCGTTCTTCATGGCAATTTGTTGCTTAAGTGACTTCTGTTTCCAACTAGTCACATCTTTTTCAAGATCCGTAATTCTAGTTAGATTCATACTTTCACTTGTTTCTTTTTCGGTGATAGTTTGTTTTAAGTTTGTATTTTCCGTCTCTAAATTTTTTATCTTTTCTGCTAAAGTATCGTAATCAGAGTACTTAGCTTTCTCACGATCTAATCGTGATTTTATAATTGCATCTAATTGTTCTTGAGTTTCAATTACTTTAAATTCTGTCATTTTTTTATTCTCCTTTATCCGGATTACCCGTCCGTTCGGTAATTTAAGCTAATTAATAGCTTATCCTTTGTTTTTTCTTAGGCTTAATCGAGTGACAAGCCCAATGTGCAAGTAATGCACTATCCAATAACGAAATATCCATATCATCAAACTGCGATTTATAGCCAAACCCACCATTAGTACCGATACTACGTTTTTCACAATTTGTAGCTACTTTCCTTAATGATGGTTGACCGTTATGGCAAATAGTCTTTTGAAATATACCTTGTTCGAAAACTGAGTTAGCTGTGATTATTTCTTTAACAGTTGGTAATATAATGTTCTTTATCTTATAGTCTTTCAACTCCTCTTCTAACAATTTCTGACCGCCCGCACCATCCACAACGATGTTTGCTACGTCAGCATTTTTTAAGAAATTAATCAACCACATATTACCATTTCTTAAACTTTGACAATCAATGGTTTCAATGAAAATACGTTCATCATTAGTCCTAACTGCAATGCTCATGCTTACATTAGTTCCATCATTTCCGTATTTAATACCAACGAATAACTTGCCTTTAAAATTAAGTTTTCCGTTTATTTTAAGTCCATCCCATTCCCTCTCACTAATTACAGACTTTTGAGAGAACGATGGCCAAAAACCAAGACGTTGAACATTGTGATCCAGCTTATCTTCACCAAGCTCAGCTTCAATTTTCCTTTCAGTTAAATGATAACCTAATGAAGGATTAGAATTGTACCAAGCATCAATATCGTTTATTTCTTTTTCAGCCTCAACAGACCATTCCGCCCATCCAGAGTATTTACTCTTTCCGAATAAGCAAGATTCACGATATTTAGTAAATACAGTCCCTATTGACACTGGTGTAGGAGGTGTTCCACACATTACTGTCATTGGATTCTCACTGTCTGTTACTGTATATTTCAAAGCAGATTCTTGTTCAATCGTATATTCCTGTGCTTCGTCAATTATCATTAAGTCGAAACCTTCACCAAGACCACCATTTTTAGTCCTGGTTCTAAATTGCACCACTCCACCAGTGGAATATAGCTCAATTCTTTCTTGACCTTTAGCACGAATAGAATTAAAATCCTCACCATCTACATATCCCATCTTCTCAAGGTATTTTTTAACCTTTTCAAAAGATGAATGAGAGGTACTAATTCTGTGTGCTGTGTGTAAAATGTTGATACCTTGATGCAACGCCCAAATTTCAAGAATATAAACAATCTCTGTCTTCCCGTTACGACGTGGTAACGAATAGCCAAATTTCTGATGTGTCCACAATCCTTCTTCATCTATTGCCATGATTGCTTTTAATAGATTTAACTGCCAATCATACACATCTAACTTAGTTCTTTTATATAGATTTACAGCTTCTTGATAGCGACTTTCGTTATAGTCTAAAATCACCGATTGAGTAGGAGTTTGTCTACCAAATTTACCCATTTAGTTGCTCCTTTCCAATCCACCTAGTTTAATGCCATACGGTAGGGCAATTTATTGACTTTTTTTATTTTTTATATTATAATAAAGGTAAATAAAAGAGATGTTTATCCTCCTCCCCCACAATTTTTGGAGGGGGGTCGACATCTCTTTTTTTATTTTTTAATAACATCTTCTATGTTATTATCTTTTATTAATACTATATTTTTAACCCAGGTTCTATGTGGATTTTTATATAATCTATTCAATCTTTTATCTATATCTTCTCGGGATAAACCCGATTTTGTATAGTCCAACACAAAACTACTAGCTTGTTTTTTCCCACTTTTTATGGCCGTGTCTATATTATTTTTCCCTGTACTAGTTATTTCTTTTAAATCATAAGCGATTCCATTTAGTAAATAATCTGGACATGAAATATTTTTAGGATTATGAAATTTAGGATTTAACTGTACTTCTAATCCAAATTTATTTGCTATCAGTTCAGCAATTTCTTTTTCTTTTACTGAGTAATCTAAGACAACATTTTTTCCATCGACAAAATACTTAGTCCCATTATTCTCCCAATACCTAGCTTCTACAACTTTAGGTTCTTTATAATTTTTCAACCATTCTGCTTTGATACTTGTATAAGGTAATTCTTTACTACCTTCTTTTGATTCATATTTTATTTTTTTAGTATGAACATCTTGTCTAACACCTTTTTTAGGAATATATTCAACGGTACAACGGCAGTTTTGATGTCGTCTATATACATCTTTAGGTACATCAGGATATCTATATGTACCTACTAAATTTTTACACCATTT